CCGCAGCGGCACTGGACGCTACCCCCAAGCCGATTGCGGTGTTTGCGATACCCGCAAGCTCGTTGACGGCAACACCGGCTTGATTGGCAACATCCGATAATCTTTTTTGCAATTGTTCCAATGGCGGGCCTGTAATGTTTGCGTTGCTGCCGATGCTTGCCATCGTGTCGGCTAGAGTGATTGCGTTTCTTACGCCAATCCCAACCCATGCCGCCGCCGCCGCTCCGGCGGCCATAACCGCTCTTCTTCCCCACTTGGTTACAGCCTTGCCAAGATTGTCAAGCCTTCTTTGGGCGGCGATAAAATCCCTCTGAATGCGCCTTGATACGGCGTTTGAATTCACGCCTATTCGTTTGAGCGGGTTGCTTACCCTGTCGATGAGTGAAAAAACCGATTCGATGGCATACTTACTGGCCACTTTTTGCCGCCTTCTGAATTTTGCATAGGCTATCAATCATCGGCACATAGAAGAAACGGATTTCTTCTATGCTGATTTCCTGCATCGGGATACCAATGTTGTAATCGGCGTAAACCTGCCGTAATTGATACGCCACCCACTCCATTCCTAATTTGTGCTGCCGCAAGCCTCCGACCGCCACCTCGGAGACTATGCGGTTAAAAAAAGTATGGCCACGTCCTGTATAATTTGATGATCTTTTATGTCCAATCCCGAAATCATATGGATTTCGGTCTTTGATATATTACACAGTGCCGCCATGTATGCCAAAAGTTTGCTGCTTTGCTGGGTGTCTTTGAAACCATTCATAGCCAACATGGCGCGCCCTGTTGGTCGACCTATGGTGATCTTCTTCCCAGCCATCCCTGCGGATTTATCGGAAACAGTGTATTCGATTTTACACCCATTCACCACAAGGCGTTTCTCGGTAATGGCTCTGATAAACCGTTTCTTGATTTTAGCAAAATCTTTGAGGGCATCTTCATCCATTGTTGATTCATCGCAGTCGATTTCGTTTGCCTCGCAATAAGCCGCGAATTCCTGTTCCGCAAGGCTGGTTCCCGAATTGTCGATATCCACGATGCCGCACTGTTCTGCCGCCTTATCGTTTTCGTTGTTTTCATTGTTCTTGCCAAACATTAAAGCCCCCTTATCCCTGTTTTTCCAAATTCGATCCCGTCAGCGTTATAGGGGCGAACCCTTCACGTACCCCCAACGCCGTGGAATCGCCAGTCAACTGCATGCTTCCCGAATACACAATCCCATCGACCAACGTGAGCGACACATCGAAGGTCTCCATTCTGTTGGCCAGATCTTGCAAATACTCGAGATCGTTTCTTTCAGAATCGATATACACGTTGATGCTGTCGATTACGCCCGGTTTTCGCGACTTTGCGACATGCGAACTGCCGTCCCCGTGCATTTGCGTTTCGTTGGTAAAACCATGAAGCTGAATGCTCACATCGTCATCGTTGTTGCAGACAAAACGCCGTCCAGCCAAAGTAATAGATTCCGCAGGGCCTGATGCCATATTCGATCCTCCTGTTATTAGGCTTCGCCGAAATAGAAGCCAAAGAAAATATCCGTTGACGACACTTCGACGTTCCCGGCGAGTTTGCAGGGAAACGTTATATCCAGCCGTTTGGGATTCATGCTGCTGATTTTTACGACAAGATTATTCTTGGTAAACTCCGATGTCGCCAGAATAGCGTGCGATGCCAAGGCGTTGGCAAGGTTCATCATGGCGGTACGAATCGTCTTGGGCTGTATGGCCCTTGGGTTTCTTGTCGGGTTGTCATCCGGCACCAAGGGTGCGCCCTTGACCGAAGGGTCTTCCATGATCAGGCGAATGTTAAAAACAATGTTCATAAGCCTGACAGCATCCACCACGTAGCGACGGGATTTGACCGCCTCATTGTCCGGATGCCACATCGTTATGGTGTCATTCAGGGCGATGACATTGCCGCTCTTAATGCTGGTGCTGCTTCCATGATGCACGGAGTTGTTGCGGACAAGGTAATTTTCCTGCACCTCGTCTGGGCCGGCTATAAGCCCCGTCAAAAGACCGTGATCGTTCAGCGCGGGGTTGCTGTTGGCCGTGTTCATTATGTTGACAAGTCCCCTTGCGGCAATGACAAACGGGATTTCAGGGCTGCCGACTCCGGGAACCAGAAAATTGATGTAGTCATTTTTGCGCTGCCTGGTTATGGCGGTGCGGGTCTCAAAATCATCGGTACAGCCGTGGGCAACAAGGCAGGGCATTTTTTCCATCTGATCCCATCGGCCTTCCCCGAAAGTTTTGAAAACGTTAAGGCGCGACTGGTTCCGATAGGAAAAGCACGAAAGGATGCAGGTTTCCCAAACCTGGCCGATGTTCCTTAACGCCGGATCAACGTCCGGATCCACCGCGCCACCCGCCATGTCGGTAATCCCAAACGTAACGCCAGGGGCGTTCATTTCTATCTCAATGACAATATCATTGCCGGCGTCCCCGCTCCATTTTGCCGCAAGCGGAAGCTCGTCATTGGCGTAAGTGCCTGGAATGACGGGCATTTCAAGCCGCCCGGCAATGCGTTCCTTGATCGTGGCAAGTATCTTTGCCGGGGTGCTGTTTTCGATAATGGCGAATTCCGTTGCGATACCGCCTATCGTTATGGTGCCGCTTCCTGTCGCGGTAGGCACTCCCTCGCAGGATATTGCGCCTACGGCGGCAACACTGCCGACGGCTTTTTTCAAAGGGAAAAAGGTGACGGGAAAATTCACGCCACCGCCGCCGTCGGGAAAAAGCTGCCTTGCGGCAAGGTGGAGCGGCGATCCGTACCCGTATCTCTGGGCAATTGCGTCCGCGCTTCCAGTTGCCTCATGTTTTTTCGTGTCATACGCGACATCATCGTTGCCGGTGCCTATTACTGCAAGCCGCTGTGGTAAAAAGTGCGCTCCGCCCAGATTGAAATTTCTGGGTTCCACGTTTACTCCCGTCACGCGGGATAGTGCCGATGCTGGTAACATTATTCTTCATCCTCCTGTGGGTTATTGCTTGCTACTCCGGTTATTTGGTCTGCGAGAGTCGGTGTCGCCACGATTTGCCCGTCTTGCGGCAGTACCTCAAAATCGTATCCCTCGAACGGAACTGACGGGCCGCCAAAGTACCCCTCCGCAAAATGCACGTCTAGGGATGCGCGAATCACGGTAAAAGCCTGAGCCCCTTGCTCGCTTGGCATTCCCGCTTCCATTTTCGTGAAAGCCCGATGGGTAACTATTTTTCGCATGCCAAGATAGGTATACGGCTCCGACATGATTATTTGCCATATCAGGCGCATTATTTTCCATGCGCGAAACGTCGCGCTTTTGTCGTCATAGAAATAACCTGCGGTGTTTCCGTTGGCCAGGCAGTACAGGTCGAACCTTGCATGTGTCGTCTGCTTCCCTATGCGCGGATTCGATTTGGGAACGGTTAAGTCCTGAAGCACTATGTTGACATGGGAAATCAGTTCCTTTTCTGCGGTGTCGTATGTGCGATTGTTTTCAACAAATATTTTGACGTTGTAATCCTCGGCATTCTCCATGCCGCTTTCCTTGGCCAGCCTGTACTGGTTTTGCAGTTCCATCGACAGAATGGCGGCGATTTGATCCCTTGCTTTTTCCGCATTGGCCGGCGCTTCTATCAGTTCGTTTATCAATGGCTCGCTCATGCCGCCGCCTTGGAAAAATCGTGTCCTAAAACAAAATAGTACAGCCCGATCGTGTTGTCGGTCTGTACTTCCTGTATAAAATATCTTTCGAGTTCTCCGTTAAGGGCAAGCAGCTGTATCTGCCACCCCCGTTGCGGTTTTACGGGGAGCCTTTTCATCAGGCAGGTAACAACAACGGCTTGGGTTTGCACGGTTTCACCGCTAGCGTCAACGGCCAAATGCGTATCGCCAACGGTTCCCGTAACGTGGTAGCAGTTCTCCTGCGGATCGATGACGGTATAGGGGGTTCCCGCCCTTTCGGGATTTTCCATGGTTTTTTCCAGATACCGATTCGCCGTTTGCCGCAGGTTTGCCATTATTCCGCCTTCCCCGCGGCTTCCTTGGCCTCGGCCAAGTTTGCCTCGGCAGCGATTACCGAATCCGCCGCTTTCTCCGCCGCATCAAGGGCTTTTTTGAGCTCCGGGGATTCCTCGATGGCCAGTTCCGCGTCTTTCAGTTCTTTTTTGGCGGCCTCAAGTGCTTCCATCGCGGCAAGCACGTTGTTTTCGGCGGCCTCCTTGTCCTCGGGCTTGGCCTTTCCCGATGCGGATTCGGTTTCCTTTACCGCCTTTTCGCAGATTCCGATTTTTTTCGCCAAATCATCAAACTGCGGCTTGCGATTTGCCTTAATATCTTTAACCACCTTGTCAGCCGCTTCCTTGGCCGCCGTTTGCACGGACTGGGCGTTTTCCAGGGCCGCCTCCGCAAGCGTTACCCGCTCGGCTGCTTTGGCTTTGGCTTCCTGTTTTTTCCTGTCGGCCTCTTCACTGGCGGCTTTTTCGGCGGCCTTCCGCTTTTCGCAAGCCTCTTTTTCAAGCTGCGCATTTGTCTTTCCAATAACGATACGGCCATCTGCAACCCTTTTCAAAAAGGTGGCTTTGTTGGCAAAATCGCTTTCCCTGATCTCCTCACCGGGGCCGATGGAACCGCGGGCGGTGATGAACGAATTCCCGTTTGCGACAACGTACATGTATTGCAACCTCCTATGCTGCTGGAATAACCGTCATGCAGCCAAATCTAAGTCGTGACGCCGGGACAAAGAGCGGACGGCTCCTTGTTCGGCCCTTGTAGGTTTCGGCATCCTCGTCAAACCAGACGCGGATCTTGAAATCGTATTCGCCTTCGACCGTGATCTTGTTCCCGAAAAGAGGATCGAAAACGGGATCGACCTTGATGTTTGGAATGCCGCCGAAATAACGTCTGAAATCCATGTTTTCGTATGACGGCAATGCGATAATCTTGCTGGGGTCGAGAAAGTACTCCGAGACGTTGGGTTTATTCCACGGGTTGAACGTGGCATCGTATCCCCAAAAAAGCCGTTCCCTGCCGTCAACATTGAGCTTGCCAAGGTACGCTGCGCCTTTGTCCCGCATCTGCGGCGCAATCTCAAGGGTGTTGAGAATGCTTTTGTCAAGATTATCCTTCACCTGCTCGTTTTTGAGGAAATGCCCCCATGCGTCCTTGCCCATGATGTAGTTTCTTACATCGACAAGACCGGCTTGACGAATAACGTCATCCAGACTGTTAAGGTCATCAATCGGCTTGGCGGTCGCATCGCTCCAAGGCACGGTCACTTCCGGAAAATGGGTTGCCGGGATTTGGTAGTCAAGCACGTTGATCTCGTTGCCGTCCGCATCCGTAAGGGTGCATTTTCCCGTGGTAAGCACCTGCGCCGCTTGGAACTCCATTGCGTTTTTGATCATGCGTATGTGCTTGGATGTGCCGTCTTTAATCTGCTGTGCCGCGCGCCCCATCCAGTTCACGCCCCTTACCGTACTCGTCAAAAAGGCGTTTTCCCCAGGCATGCGATCCATGAGTTTCTGGATATTGATGGGGGTTTCCAGCGAGTAAACCGGAAACGGTACCTCCATGTCCCCGAATTTGTCAATCGTCACGACAACCGCCCCGGTGCCAAGACTGCGCACTACGGGAGCCATGTCGTTGCCGCCATAAACCATGTCCATGCTTATTCTGTCAACATCGGTAAAACTTTCCGGCCTTGTCTTGAAAAGCGACGAAAGAAACCCCATCCTTCTGGCATCGGGGTGTTGCTGAAACATTTCCACGACCTGCTGAAGCATGTCGGGCATACCGCTCTGTCCCATAATTTATACACTCCTTTGTTAGGGATTTACCCTTGATATATCGGTGGTTTCCACCGCAATGATGTTGCCGTTGGCCCGTAAATTGTCGGCCTGGGCACTCGAAATGGGGGCTGCGCCGTTGATATTGAGCATATCCCTTCGAACGCGCCCGGAAATGATGGCGCGGAAACCCAAGTTTACGGCGGTGGAACCGGTGTTTTTCATGTCAAAGG